GTTGTTTTTTATCCAAAAGATTTCACCTTTGTTTGTCCAACAGAAATTGTTGCATATGATAAGTTAGTTAATGACTTTAAAGATCGTGATGCTGTTCTTTTAACAGGTTCAACAGATAATGAATTCTGTAAGATTGCATGGCGCAACTCACATGAAGATCTAAAAAAGACAAATTCGTGGTCATTTGCGGATCAAATTCGTGATTGGGCATATTCAGAATCTGATGATGAGTCATATACTGGTTTAGCAAATCAGCTTGGAATTCTTACAGATGACGGAGTTGCTCTTCGTGCAACATTTATAATTGATCCAGAAAATGTTATTCAGCATGTTACAGTAAACAATCTCAATGTTGGAAGAAGCCCAGAAGAGACATTGCGTATTCTTGATGCTCTTCAAACAGGGGAGCTTTGTGCATGCAACAGAAGTCTTGGTGGGGAAACTCTATAATGTGGGTTGAACAGCTGAAGGAATCTTTACCAGAATACGCTAAAGATATTAAATTAAACCTTGACGCTGTCATTAATCGTAGTGCGGTTGATCCAGAGCTAGCCACCCACCTAGCTTTGGCAGCCTCATTTGCTACTGGAAATGGCAAGCTTATTGCATTTATTGCCGCCTCTTCTACAAACGAGGTAGAAAAAAATGCAGCAATGACTGCTGGCGCCCTTATGGCTCAAAATAATGTATGGTATCCATATATTGAAATGGCAGATGATCCTAATTTAACAGGATTGCCTGCACAATTGAGAATGAATGCTATCGCATCGCATGGAGGCACAACGAAAGCTAATTTTGAAGCCTATTCATTGGCTTCATCAATTATTGGTAAATGTCATTTCTGTGTTAAGGCACACTATGATACATTGAAGCAAGAAGGGTTTAGCGTTGAGCAACTAAGAGATATTGGTAGAATTGCTGCAACTGTTAATGCCTTGGCTAAGATACTAAATTCTTAGTCGGATCGCCTCCCTAGCTCAGTGGTAGAGCATCCGCCTTGTAAGCGGAAGGTCGTCAGTTCAATCCTGACGGGGGGCTCGCCAAGTCCCTATAGCTCAGTTGGTAGAGCAACAGACTTTTAATCTGTGGGTCGTAGGATCGATACCTACTGGGGACACGCCCTTATAGCCCAGCGGTAGAGGCATACGACTTAAAATCGTAAAAGCGTTGGTTCGAATCCAACTTGGGGCACAGAAGGAGAATTATGATAAAAGATACTAATACTAGAAGCATATGCTTTGATGATGTACTGCTTGTCCCTAAAAAGTCAAGCATACCTTCAAGATCTTCCATATCAATTGAGTCTGAAATTGGAAACCCAAACCAACCTAAATCTGTTTTAAAATTACGTTCTCCATTTTTTATGGCTCCTATGGAGTTTATATCTAGCCCATTAATGATAAGTAAGCTGGTAAAATTTGGAGGCATAGGATTTATTCCTAGGCTTACACCCTTAGATGACAGGATGTTAAGATTAAAAAAAACAATTGAGGTTAGCGAAGGTCCAACCAACATAGGATTCTGTATATCTTCTTATGAGGTAGATAATGTCAACCTTATAGACAATTTAAACAAAAGTGGAGTAAAGATACTACTTGTAGATACTGCCCTTGGTCACTTAGATTTAGTTACTGAATCAATTAAAAAATTAAGAAAAAATGTTTCAGAAGATACTCATATAATGTGTGGAAATATTTCTTCATATGAAGCTTATGAGTCGTTAATGAATGCTGGGGCTGATTCTGTTAGGGTTGGAATCGGTGGCGGAGCAGCTTGTTTAACTAGAATAGTTACTGGTTTTGGAGTCCCAACTCTTTCATCTATAATGGATATATACGATAATGTTAAAGGGGATAAGATAAATGGTATAGTGGCTGATGGTGGAATAAAAAATAATGGAGATGCAGTAAAAGCTTTTGCGGCGGGAGCTAGTGGAATCATGATGGGTTCATTTTTTGCTGGGCATGATGAATGTGATAGGGGAGTCAATGGAGATCATATATTTAGAGGACTCGCATCCAGAGAGACACAATTAAATCAAAACCCAGATGCAATAAATAATTTAAAGGCACTTCATGTAGAGGGAGCTTCTGGGTCAGTTCACCATAAGGGATCAATTGACCATTCTATACAAATGCTTATAAATAACATTTGTAGCGGTTTGTCCTATTGTGGATCGCCAGATTTAAAACATTTTAGAGAAAACTCTACTTATATAGAGGTTTCTTCGCAATCAACTATTGAATCAAATAAGAGGATTTGATACAATATATATAGGTCGCCAATTGGGACCTAATTCATTTATTCGCTTAAGGAGGAATAATGGTAACACAATTTGCCATGGATCTTTTTAAAGATCCTTTTTTTATCGGCTTTAACAGAGAGTTAGAGCGTATCAACAATGTATATCGTGAAGCAACAAATCAGTCTTATCCGCCGTATGATGTGCTTAAGACAGGGGAAGACTCTTATGAGATTTCTTTAGCTGTTGCAGGATTTTCTAAAGAAGAGTTGTCTGTTAATATTGACAACGGTTCTTTGGTAGTCCAGGGATTAAAAGAGTCTGTAGTAGCACCTAAACCTTATTTACATAAGGGGATTGCTGCTAGAAAGTTTATTCGTACATTTGCATTATCTGAATATATGGAGGTGCAAAGTGCAGAACTGGTCGATGGAATTCTTAAAATTAATATTGAGAGAATCGTCCCAGAAGAAAAAAAGCCAAAAGCAATTAAGATCAAGTAATTAATTGCAAAGTCCTGAGCATGACTTAAAACTGCTCACAAAAGAAAAGAGAAAAGATTGATTATTCAAATTATTGGACTTCCTGGATCTGGTAAAACAACTTTAGCAGAAACATTAAAGGAAAAAATAAACGCAATACATTTAAATGCTGACTACGTCAGATCAACAGTTAATTCTGATTTAGGATTTAGTATAGAGGACAGAGTGGAACATGCTCGTCGTCTAGGAGAAATGTCCAGAATGCTTAGTGGACAGGGCTATGACGTAATCGTAGACTTTGTTTGCCCAACAAAGCAAACCAGGGATTCGTTTGGAAAGCCAGACATATTAATTTGGATGGACACAATTGCAGAGGGAAGATTTGAAGACACCAACAAACTATGGGAAGATCCAGAGGGAACTTACCTTTCGTTTATAGATCACCAAATGAATGCAGAAGAAAAGGCTTCTGCCGTAATTAAAACATTTAGGTTACATGATTGGTCTCAACCAACTACTTTGATGCTTGGAAGATATCAGCCATGGCATGAAGGGCATCATGCTTTATATATTGAGGCGGGAAAAAGAACAGATCAAGTTATGCTTGGTGTAAGAAATACATATAACACAAGTCCAAAAGATCCGCTTACATTTAATCAAGTAAAAGAATATATCGCTAAGGATTCTTTTATGGATGGATCAATGGTAGTAAAGATGCCTAATATCACAAACATAGTTTATGGAAGAGATGTCGGATATAAAATTGAACAGGTAAAGCTAGACGATAATATTGAAGCAATTTCGGCTACTCAAAAAAGAAAAGAGATGGGTCTATGAAAAAGATCAGATACATATGGTCTATAGTTAAAGATAGATGGATGAAGCCATATGATGATATTATATTAAGGTTTAACACAAAAGCAGAAGCAGGGGACCCATTGGTATGGAGGGTATTTGTTAATGGAAATCAAAGTTTAGCAAGTGACTTCGAAATACATGGATATGTTTATGCAGTTTCTTCTGAATATGAAGGTGACACTAAGTATAATGTTGGATGCAAGGGAAGAATTAGATGGGAAGGAACAAAAGCGATAATCCTTACCGCTAAAAAGCAGCCAGAGGTTTCTTTTTAATGCCTAGATATGAGTATGCATGTATAGAATGCGATTTCGGTATGGAAGTAAGCAAAACATTTGAAGAGGCAGATACCTTAGAATTTTGTGAAAAATGTGGCAATCAAATGAATAAAGTTTACGGAACAGTCGGAGTTCAATTTAAAGGCACTGGTTTTTACAAGACAGATAATCCTAAATAGTTAAATGATATAATTAACTAAATAAACAAAACGTTTGTTTAGGAGTTATAGTTGACTAGGACTAAAGCATGGAGATTATCTTTAGCCGCCATTTTAGGCTTTGGTTGGCTATTTATAACTCCTGCCTATAGCGATGATCCATTAAGTTTAGCCGCTCAAGAAATACAAGAATTAAATGATAGCGTAGCTGACTTAAACTATAAAACAGAATTTCAATCATTAATAGACATAGCGGAATCTAAATATGACGATGCAGTAGACGCAAAGGATGCGAGAGACGATGCTGCAGATGTTTACAATTCAGCAGTAGAAGCAGAGGCCACAGCATTAAACGAAAAGCTTTTGGCTCAAACTTCAGTAGATGGACAGACTGTTACTGTGGCTATAAAACTACAAGAAAAAAATGATGCTCAATCAGCATTAGATATATCAGCAGTAAATTTAGCAACAGCAAATACTAATCTTCAAACTGCTCAAAATGCTGTAAACAATGCTGGATCAGCAGGGTTACAATATACTGTTTATCATCTATTAAGAGATGGCTATGTTAACGGGCAGCATATAGCGGTACCTGGCTCTGTCATATGTACAGGTGTCTGGAATTCAAACTCCATGAATCTTCCAGTTTGCGGATACTACGAAGACATTATTGTTAAATTTACTGGCAAAATTACAGTACCATCAGATTGGACAAACGTATACTTTGCTGGATACACAGACGACGGATTTAGAATGTATGTAGATGGCAACCTTGCTGTAGACAATTGGGTTGAACAGGGCGCTACATGGAGCGCCTATTCTCCAATATATAATGTTAGCCAAGATAAAACTTTAGATGTAGAAATATGGTGGTATAACGGCGGTGGCCCAGGATCTTATCATCTCGGATGGTCAATTCCAGGTGGGTGGACTGGTGCAGGATGTGCTTATACTGGTGGATGGGGAGTAGGATTTAGTTGTAACCTTAATACATTTTCTTATGGATCAGGTGCAACACAACAACAATTAGATAATTTGTCTGCAGCGCAGGCAGCAAAAACGGCTGCACAACAAGATTATAATACTAAATTAGCAATACGTAACACTAAAGTATCTGAATATAATTCTGCTAATTCAGCTTTAACAACTCATAATCAAACTTTAACAACTAAAACAACTGCTCATAATGCTGCAATTATAAACACAGCAAATAAATTACAGGATAAAGAAGATACAATAGATGCATATGATCAATCAATTATAGATTTAAATAATTCTATTGATAATGCTTGGAACTATTATGATGAGCAAATGGCTAGAGAAATTGCTACTGCATTAGCACAAGCCGCTGCTGCTGCTGCTAACCAGCCAACGCCAGAACCAACGCCAGAACCTTCCCCAGAGCCAACAGAAGAGGTTACTCCAGAGCCAAGCCCTGAGCCTTCTCCTGAGCCATCGCCTGAGCAAACTGAATCAGTCGATCCCACTCCAGAACCAAGCCCTGAAACCACAGATGAGGCGACGCCAGAGCCAACTCCTGAACCTGAGCCATCTCTAGAGCCTTCACCAGAGCCTTCACCTCAGCCAACGGATATAGATCCAGAGCCAACTCCTGAACCAGAGCCAACTCCGACTGAACCTTCTGAAGAATCACAAGACAATGTTATCATAAAGGATGAAGAGTTACTAGAGTTAATTCCAGAAAAAGGAACTGGAACTTCAGAAGATCTCACTTCAGTTATAGCTAATTTAACAAGCAAGGATAATAAATTAGTTACATTGAGTCCAGAGCAAGTTTCTGCTGTTAGCCAGACATTAGTTGCATTAACAAATGAGGCAAAGATCGAGGTCGCACAAGACCTTGGCATTAAAGCAACTGAAGTTGCTGTAATTGCAGAAGCAATGAAGTCTAATCCAGAATTAGCCACAGCATTTGTTGAATTTAAGGATAGGGAAGCAGCAGCAGAAGGCGCCACCATGCCTTACACATTAGCTGACGCTACCACAGAAGTACAGACAGAAGCATTTTTGGCGGACCCAATAGGAGCAGTTTTAGATATAGATTTAAGTAAAGTTTTAAGCCCATCAGAATGGGGCAAGGATATGACAGATGACCAAAGAGAAAAGGCACAGGAAGTCGTCATACCAGTAATTATTGCAAGTAATATCGTGGCTGCAGCCATGACTAGGAGGATATAATGAAAATAATAAAGGCTATTTTAAATTATGCCTGGGAAGTAATTAAGGAAAGCATAGCCCAAATATTTACCCTTCTAGGGTTTTTTATTGCTTGGCTTACCCTTACAGGAACCGCCCAGCAGGTAGTTGGCGTGGCAACATTAATTGCTACGGTTATTTGGCTAGCTACAATCCCTTTAAGAAAAGAAGAGTAAAATGATATAATGGAGGCATGAGAAAATTAGGTGCCTCATTAGCTAGTATAATGCTAGCCTTCACAGTTACATCGTGTAACTTTGATGGTTCATTCCGATATGAATGCCAAGACCCAGCAAACTGGGAAAAGGCAGAATGTAATCCTCCAATTTGTGAGACTACTGGAACCTGTTCTAGAGATTTAGTTGGACAGGAAGTATGGGATGAGTACCAGAAATCAAAGGTAAAGAATGGCTAAAGAAAGATTAACCCCACAAGATCTTGATGCAAGACTAAAATTTATTCTTGGCATCACACTTGGAACAATTTTATTGTGTACATCTTTAGGAATTTTGTACGCTCTTATATTTGTAACACAGCCAATTGGAGCACAATCAGAAAATGATAAAATGTTTTTCAATGTTCTTGGTAGCGTTGCAACATTTATCACAGGAACTCTTGCAGGTTTGCTAATTGGTCAGTCTGGTGCTAAGGATGTTATGGCAGCACAGATGGCAAATAAAGAAATAGATGCAAAAAATACTCAGGCAGATAAGAAACTTGAATCAGAATTAGAAATTAATGAATTGAAGGCTGAAGTAGAAGCTGATGCCGTTAGAGCAAGATTAGACGCAAAACCAAACGATCAAATGCCAGCAGAGCAACCAGTAGATACTGACTGGGACAAGGATTAATCATGCCTTGGAACATTAAGCAGGGCGCAGCAGGATGCAAAGGTTATGCTGTTGTAAAAGAAGGCACAAACGAATTAGTTGGATGCCATGATAGCGAAACAAAGGCTAAGGCGCAATTAAGAGCACTTTATGCTAATGAGGTTGAAAAAGCCAACCCATGTTGGGAAGGTTACGAAATGGTAGGTTGGAAAAACAAAAATGGGAAACGGGTTCCCAATTGTGTTCCTAAAGTTAAAAAAGGAATTTTCGGAAGAGGTAAAAACTAATTATGTCAAATGATTTTGCAGTACCAGCAGAAACAGAAAAGGCTCCAAAAGGTAGCGCAGCCAGATTAATACAAGTTGCTAAGTCACAAGTTGGATACATTGAAGGTCCAAAAGATAATGAGACAAAGTATGGAGTATTTACTAAGGCTAACTTTCAACCATGGTGTGGATCATTCGTAATGTGGTGCGCTGATCAAGCTGGAGTAAAAGTTCCAAATACTGTTTATACCCCAGGAGGCGCAGCAGCATTTAAAAAATCTGGAAGATGGATTGATGTAGATTTAGCTGATCCAGAGCCAGGGGATATTGCATATTTTGATTTTCCTGGAGACGGAGTAGATAGAATTTCACACGTTGGAATTGTTGTAGAAGACAATGAGGATGGAACCGTATGGTGCATTGAAGGTAACACTTCAAGCAGCAAAAAGGGTAGCCAAAGAAATGGTGGAGAAGCCTGTCGACAACTTCGTGCATTTAAGAAAAATAAAAAAGGTGTTCAGGTCTCTATAGTAGGGTTTGGCCGCCCAAAATTTAAGAAGTAAGGAATACATAATTGTATTTTGAACAGCCAGAAAATAATATTGTATATTTTAAAGGCGTAATAAAAAATTATCAAGAAATTATAGACGCTATAGAGTCTTTATCAAACGATGCTGTTTCTGCATGGGAGCCTTGGTATGGACATGGATCGTCCACAAGGTATGGTGAAATTAAGCATGTCGTTAGAGATCAAATTCAGTTTATAAATTCTGATGAAGACAGAGCTAAAGCCGCTTTTGCGATAAATTGTCTAACCAACAAAATGTCAGATTGTGCAATTAAGTATGCTGATATATTTAATATAGACAGAAAAGCATTATATTATGCAGTATCACTATTGACAGACCCAAGAACCAAAATGGGAATAAATAAATATGATCAAAATGCATTTATGGGAGCACATGTAGATTTTAATGAAGATAATTATTATTTAGCATATACTATAGTTGTATATCTAAATGATGACTATGAGGGTGGAGAGCTTTACTTTAATGATTTAGATATTAAAATAAAGCCAGAGGCTGGCAGTATAATAATGTACCCATCTTCTCATCCATATACCCATCAATCATTAGAGATTACAAAAGGAAGAAAGATGCTGATAACACATCATTGGCAAATGATTCTTCCTCCAAATGGTTGACTATGACCCATCTTTTAGTGTATAATTATACTAATGGGATGCCTATTAGAAATAGGAATCAATGTTAAATCTTAACGAATTAGGTGTTAACGTATTTATAAAAAGGGCAAAAGATATAGAGCCCTTCTGGAACAATTACGATTTAATTATATGGAAAAAGAATCCCAAAGGATTTTCAGATTCAAATGGTATGTTTAGAAATGGCTGGGGAACAGCTCAAAAAATTACTGTAAACAACAACGGTACTTGGCAACTTCCAAATAAATATGTCAGATATTTTAAATGAATTAGGATTAGATGAAGACAATGTTAGATGGTGGGATCTAGCAGCATGTCATGGTATGGACACTAATCTATTTTTTGATAAATATGAATTAGATGTCAATATGGCAAAAGCAATAGATCAGTGCTGCCTTTCTTGCCCAGTAATACAAATGTGTTACAAATCTGGAATAGAGAACAACGAATACGGAGTATGGGGAGGAGTTTACCTATCCTCTGGATCTGTAGATAAAATGAAAAATATTCATAAAGACAAGAATGTTTGGAAGGAATTGAGAAAACGCAATGCAGTCTAATCTCTATGACAACAAACATTTTAAACATGGTGTTAATTTATGGACTGGTGAACCAAACAAGCCAGTGTTTTACAATGATGAGATGAGAAAGAAGTTAAGGGAAATAAAGAAGCCATTACTATTAATGATGGACGTAGTTAAATACCCAGAATTTCTCGCCCTAAGATTATATGAAGATAACTTTATACAGTTTACAGGAAGTAAAAAAGAAGAAGTTATAGATTATGTTATGAAGGTAAAAAAGATGATAGAGTCTCATGGAGTAAGATGCGAACTTGAGGGGGTTCCTAGTGAAAGATCAATTACTTGATGTTTACATACATACAGAGGGTGTGTACGGAACAATACAATCATTGGGAGCGTTTGCTTCTATGGTGACCTATAATAAAGATGGCATTCACTACGAAGAGCTATTAGAGAATGACGATTTTAGTTTAATCGGAGAAGAATACTAATGGAAAAGATATTATGTGCTTCATGCAACAAAAGCAAAAATAAGTTATCTGCAAAGAGATCATCGCTTTTGTCAATAAATTTATTAATGTGCCAAACATGTATAGATGAAAAGCTTGAGCCAAAATGGGTTATAATTATATCTGGAAGACAATATGGGCCAGAACATGTGAAAGATTTTGTACAAAAAAGAAAATATCTTGGATCTGAAATAACTGCATCTGAATTATTAATTTAATTATATAAGCATTTACGGTATAATATACCTATAATGCAAATAGATTACATAACAATCGTCCTGACATTGTTAGCGGCGGTTCTAAGCGGACTTTCAACTGCCATAATTGCTGGATTTAGGGATGCAAAAAAAGAAAAAAGGCGTCAGGCTGAAAGGGAAACAGACCATCTAAAAATGGAGGTCAAGGACCTAAAAATTGACCTTTATAAATTAGAAAAAGAATTAACTGAATGGAAAGATAAATATTATGATGCCGTTCAGGAATTAATTACCCTAAAAGGCGAATTAGAAAATGCATTAAATATGCTTAATCACATAGAAATGCATGAAGATATGGACTCCGAATATTTAAAATAGTACAATAGGTTATATGACCTGTATTGTAGCCCTATCGGTGGGCAATAAAGTTTACCTTGGTGGAGACTCTGCCGCATCAGACGAAAAGTCTGGATTAGTTTTGCAGATAACAGACCCTAAAGTTTTTAAAGTTGGGCAATTTGGTATAGGCTTTGTTGATAGTTTTAGAATGGGTCAAATACTACAATACAACTGGACGCCACCAGTTTACAAGCCAACAGTTGGTTTCAAGAATTTAGATAAGTTCATGCGTACTAAGTTTGTTGAGTCTATCAAAGAAGCCTATCAAGAACACGGTTACGGTAAGTTTGGAGCAAACACTGAAGACGGTGACGAAGGCGGAATCATAATCATTGCTGTTCAAAATACTGGTAGGATTTTTACCATGGATGTAGACTACCATGTATCTGAGCTTAGTACATCATATTACGCAGAAGGAAGTGGACAGCAAGTGGCCCTTGGATCTTTGGCATCTACATCCTCAATAAAGACACCTAGAAAGCGTATAAGAATGGCACTAGAAGCATCTGCTAAGTTTATAATGAGTGTAAAGCCCCCCTTTACAATTATAGAAATTTAAAGTATAATTATTTTATGGAAGAACCTATGGACATAAATGATCTGAGGCCAGATTACAGTAGGTCTATGGATATAAGAGGGGTTCCAACACATGTATGCCCATGCGGTTGTGATGTTTTTAATTTAAAAGTTATATTCGATAACTTTGAGATAGCCAGTTATTTTTTAGACATGGAATGTGCAAATTGTGGCACATTAGCAACGGCTCCAACACCAATAGATAGAGATGGATCAGAGTGAGAAAAACAGAAAGAATTAATCAGTTAGAAATAGAACTATATAAACTTAGAATAGAATTAGATTTAATTCATGAAATTATTTCAACAATTTTATCTTCTCAGCATCAGCAAGATACCTCTAGGATGGATTCTGGAAAGTGGTATCCAAGAAGGATGCCTCCACAAAATTAAGTATTGACAGACTCACTGCTATTTAGTAGAATTGTCTTTATGAAAAAACTAATAACGGCTCTAGTAGCCATCATACTAACAATCACATCAATGCCTGCACAGGCAAATTTGAAGAACAGGACATCTGTTCCCACACTAGCAATTCTAGACAGCGCTCTAGATACTAGCATCCCATCTATCAAGTCTAAGCTCATTTATGAAGTATGCATTCTTGACTGGCCTTCTTGCCCTAATGGTAAAAACTTTATGGAGGGGCAAGGATCATCTGTAATCCCTATGAGCATTTTGTCCAATAGTAATTTTAATCATGGAACACAAATGTCTTCAATTGCAATTGCAAATAACCCAAACATGAATATTATTTTTATTAGAATTATTGGTCATACATCAAGAGGCATGAGACAAACTACTGGAGTTAACACAATCCCTAATGCTTTGTCTTGGGTAAAAGCTAATAAGGACAAGTATAATATTGTTGCCGTATCAGTATCACAAGGTAATCAGTCTGTATTAAAGAAGGCTCCGTTTAACTATTGCCCAGTAACTAGCACGGACAACTCAGTAAACGATCTATATTCTATTGGAATTCCAGTATTTTTCCCAGCAGGAAATGAAAGAGACTTGTCTAGGATTAATTGGCCAGCATGCATACCAAATTCAGTTGCTGTGGGTGGAAGTGAATCTTATGGAGAGGTTTCAGTTTTAAGTAATTATGATAAGAACCTTATCGACATTTGGTCTCCTGCTGGCTCTGTATCAATTTACCCAGGGAACAGAAGCGGTAATTCATTCGGAACCTCAGTTTCAACACAGGTTGCAGCAGCAAATTATGTTGCTCTAAAATCTGCTAAGCCATCACTTACATTAGATCAATTGTTGTCTTTAATCAAGAAAACAGCAAAACCGATCACAAACTCTTTGAAGCAACAGGGACTGTTACTTGATCTTGGAGCAGCCCTAAATGGATAAAAATGTAACCGTTCTTCAGGGTATTATTGAAGATGTTGCCACTGAGTTATATCAGCAATGGTATAACTCAGTACCACCTTCTGATGTTACAGAGGAATCATCGAAAGCAATGATGAAGAATGCATTCGACACCTCATTCTTTGTAATTCAAAGGTTCATGGAAAAATTTAATAAAGAGGCGGAAGCACTAAAGGGTGTTGACGATCAAGGCAATATTTAGTAGGATATACCTATGCAAACATTTATTCCTCATCAAGATTTTAGCAAGACAGCTAAAAGATTAGACCGTAAGCGCCTTATAAAACAAAGTGTAGAGAATTTACAAATACTAAAGTCTTTGGCTGGATTGTATTCTTCAGGTGCTTGGAAAAATCATCCTGCTGTAAAAATGTGGGACGGTCATGAAGATTGGTTATTTTTATATAACGAGTCTATTATTAAAGAGATATTAATGAGAGGCTATAAGAACACAACACATGCCACATTTGATCAGATTTATCAAGACCATTTTATGTTTATGGAGTCCGATAGGCCCTGGTGGCTAGGAGATGAGCGTGTTCATTATTCTCATCGTGGCAGACTTTATGAAAAAGACCCAGACAAGTACTATTTTTATTCAGAGTTTGCTGACTATAAAGATATGGGATATACTTGCTGCGAGTCGTGCAACTACTATTGGCCAACCCATGTGGATTCCCTATGATAGTTACAGATGAAAATTTTGAAGATGTCATAAATAGCCACAAACTAATTATGATAGATTTTTGGGCGGAATGGTGTAGGCCATGCAAAATGTTTTCTCCAATTATAGAAGAAGTTTCAGAAGAAACTGGGATATGGTTGGGAAAAATGAATGTCGACAATGAGCTAACAAAGCAAGTCGAATATCACGTAACAAGTATCCCTACTACTATATTGTTTAAAGACGGAAAGCCAGTAAAAACAATTATTGGTGCCAAACCTAAACATGTTATGTTAGAGGAGATTAAAGAATGGATCTAGCTTTTGACGATTGGATTAAATTTGGTTATGACAAAGGTTGGATATCAGATGTTTTTTGTAATACCCACGACGGTCCTCCAATGGACGACGAAGAATTAAAGGAGTGGGATGAAGGCGGAGATCCATGTTCTTTTCAAGTAAGAGTATGGGAATTAAGCTAGAATTCTGATTCACAATATAGAATCAGAGTATATAAGGAGAAATAAAAAGAATGAAATCATTCAAGAAAATCGCTCTAGCCGTGGTTGCAGCCATGACTATGGGTACACTTATTGCAACACCTGCAAGTGCTGCGCCAATGACAGTTGCTCTTGCGACTGGTGCAACTTTCGGTACAGCTAATACAACCGCTTCCGATATTGCTACACCAGCACAGTTGACAGTGCCTTCAGATAATGAAGTTAATGCTACTGATGTATTGCGTATTATCGCAACCGTAGATACAGGAACATCTGTAACTGCAACTGCTACTAACGCTACAATTGTTTCGGCGCTACACTCATCTGCTGCACCAGTAACAGCATCGTCAGGATCAGCGTCTTTGACAATTGCTACTGGAACAGGTACAACTGCAACGTTTTATGTATATACTAAAACGACAGCAATTGGTAACGTGGTTTTGACAAACCAGGGAACCACACTTACATATTATGTCCAAGGAACAGTCGGTAAGATTAATAATCTTTCCGTATCTGCTCCTGCAAACGGTGCTGCTGGAACAGTTCAGACAATTACCGTAACTGCTACAGATATTTTTGGCAACAAGGTATCAGGAAAGTCCATTACTGGTCGTGTATTTGGCTCAGGCGGAACCCTTGAAACCTCAACTGCTACTACTGGCGCAACCTTGGCAACTTTTGGAGTTGCTACATTTAAGTTAACTCTTCCAACAGCATCAACACGTTCTCTAGTAGAATTTTCGTTGACAACTGCTACAGATGGAGAGTCTGCAGATGTTACTGGTTTGCCAGTACGCACCCTTGCACCGTTTGCGGAAATTGCAGTTCGTGATTTGACTGCAGAGTTGGCAAAGGTACAGGCAGATCTTGCTGCTGAAAAGGCAGCACGTGCTGCAGATGCAACTGCTGCTGCAACCGCTGCTGCAACCGCAAAGGCTGCTGCTGATGCTGCTGCTGCAAAGGCTGCTTCCGACCTAGTTACTGCTAATGCAGAGGTTGCTAAGCTTAAGGCTGATGCAGTAATTGCAAAGGCTGCTTCCGATAAGGCTCTTGCAGATGCAATCTCTAAGGCAACAGCAGATGCTGCTGCTGCAAAGGCTGCTTCAGACAAGTCAATTGCAGATCTAAAGGCTGCTTTTAATAAGTTAGCACGTTCATGGAACAAGAAGAATCCAAAGGCAAAGGTTGCTCTAGTTAAGTAACTTTTCTAAATAAGGAGGCGGGGATACCGCCTCCTTATTATTATAAATGATAGAATATGAATATGACATTATTAGAACAGTTAAGGTTTGCTAAAGTAAACAAAAAAGCTTTTATGGTAAAGGAATACTTCCCTACTTCCATAAATTGGTGGGATGCATTAAATTTTATATATCAACAAACTCAAGAAGATAATGATGAGTTAAAGGAACAGAAAAGAGACAGACACAGAGACGTAGACGTGTTTGGAAATGTATTAACCCAACACCCATTTTGGCTTGCGCCACAAACTGGTTTAGTTTGGAATCATTTTAAAGAAATTAAAAATTTTTTAATTAAAATTAATAATGACTGTGGTATTGATGCAGACTTTACTGATTGTAATTTTTATAAACATTGGGATTCAAGAAACTGCAGTTGCGATGCATTGTGGCATTCAGAAGGAATAAAAGTTTCCTTGGGTGACAAGTTTGTTCCTTCTCATAGCGACCCATGGGATGCATTTTATTTTCAAATAATAGGAAAATCATTTTGGAGAATAACTGACCCAACTGGATCTTCTGAAGTTTATGAATTAGATGAAGGTGACATATTATTTTTTCCAATAGAAACTTCACATGAAGTGTGGTCAGAAGGGCCAAGAACTGGATTGTTAGTTAATGCAGACAGCCAAAAAGATCTTGCAAAGTACATAGGTTTATGATAAACTTAGGTAGTATGGAATGGGATCACTTTAATATTATTAAGAAAAAAGTTGTAAGAGAGCTAATTAATGAATTTGAAGGTTTGGAAATTCCTCCAGACTGGAGACCAAGAGAAGTCTTGGGTCTTGTTTTAAGAAAACTAGAAGATAAAGAGAAATCATGTTAAAAGATACTGTTAAGAGATGGTTTGGTTTTCCGACAGTTGCTGATTATCAAAAGCAGCTAATTGCCAAGCTAGAAGAAATTGAAGCAGAAGAAAATAAGGTAAAGGTTGCCAAGAAGGCACCAGCCAAGAAGGCACCAGCCAAGAAGGCACCAGCCAAGAAGGCACCAGCCAAGAAGGCACCAGCCAAGAAGGCACC